TTCACGCCATCCACCGATGACTCCAGCATCGTCACAACTGCGTTTGTAAGTGTTCCGGTTGTTCCCGCCATTTTCGTTTAACCTCTCAGCAGCATCCGCACCAGCGGACGCGTAAATTCCGGCGCCTGTCCCCGGCCCGGCGATTGCCCTTGCGTGACAAAGCCCGGCACGTAGGTGAAGCTCCCCCCAAGCGGCAGGGCCACATCGTTTTGCAGAACCATCGCGTTGAGCGACGGACCCGCGTAGACGTTAAATCCCGTAACATTAGTCGGCGCGGCCGGCGCGCCGACGGTCATCAGGGAGCTATCGGCAACGTCGATCGACGATGTCACCGACGCCGCGCCTTCACCGCCCGCTGCGTTCAGCCACGAAATGCAGGCATAGAACGTCCCACCCTGCTGGGGTCCCGCCACGCTGCCCAGCACGGGAGCCGGCGCCTGAGGAACGGGATTGTTGACCAGCCCCATACCGCTCACCATGTACTTCTCGTAGGCGGTCCGCGTAAGCTTCGAATATTCGTCCCACTTAGCCTGATAACGATCGGCTAACTGAGAGAAATACGCGTCGCGATAGAACAGCGCCAGCGCCTGCATCGTTTCCCAACGTCTCAACGCAGGCGTAATAACCACCTGCCCGATATTCAGCACCGGCCTCCAGACCATATCCAGCGACGTTCGCGGACGGTCCAGCCAAAGCTGCAGATCCGCCGCGATCTCCTCGTGCGCCAGCGCGATCTTGGTCGTTACGTTAATTCCGCAAGTCTGCGCGACATCCAGCAGCCCGGAGTCCTGGTTGGTAAGATCGTCAACTCCCGCGGCCAGCCCATCCACGAACAGTGCCATGGTTAGCTCCGCTCTTTCGGCTTCTTGAAGTCGCTGGCGGGAATGACCATCACCTGGAGCCGGCGCGCGGCTTCTTCGTTATCGATGCGCTCTTTGGATTCCCGATGCATCTCGTAAAATTCCAGAGCTTCTTCGTCCGTCGCCACGCGCGCACGGCCTTCCGCGATCAGCCGCGCCGCGATACCACGCGACGTTTCGGTGCGCACGCCTTCCTTACCGCCCTCCGACGTCTTGAGGCTGACCACAACCAGGTGCTCGCCTGTAAGTGTTTCTTCGGTTTCCCGAATTCTTGTGTAATAAGACCGTAAATCCATAATTTCCCCTTTTCTTCAAACAAAGCACCGCTCCCTTACGGTCGCGGCTCGGTAATAAATTTCGCGTCCGCGATACAAATTCCGAGCCGCGACTGTGAAGGAGCGGTAACGTTACCTTCTAGCTGTTCACCTGCACCGCGAAGTTATTCCGCAGTACCGCGCAACCGTAGAGCACGTCAACCGTGAACTGTTGTGACAGCGTGTTCGGCTGATAGCTCATCGTGACGCGCATTCCGAAGTTGCCCAGTTCGGCATATTCGGCGATGGCGCCCGTTCCCGGCAGAGGCTGCGGCAGGCGGCGGATCACCAGCCCCATCGCGTCCTTGCAGAACGCAATGTTGTGGGTGTTCACCGGGGTCGTACCGGTCTTCTGCACATACTGCGAGCGGAACACGAAGAAGTCTTTGATCTTCCCGATGGTTCCGTCCACCAGTGCGCGCAGACCCGCTTCCCCGCAGTTGTGAAACTCGCTGAACCGGGGAATCTGACGCATGGCGGAATACGTGTTGCTGTCGACCACCAGAAACTTCGGCTCGCTCGAAGGCACTTTGGCCGTGAAGAGCGAAGTCTCCGCCTGATCGAGAATGGCTTCGGTGACGGGCGTTCCCGCCGTACCGAGCGGCGCGTTCGCCGTAAAGCCCGCATACAGGTTCAGAAGATCGCTTTCGATCTTCTCGGCGATCGCGATGACCGCCGGCTGCATATAGACCTTCAGCAGGTCCGGCACCGCCAGAACCTTGGTCACATCCGGAATCTGGAAGGTGGCTTCGGCGTGCGTGTTGAGCACGATCTGCGCATTTCCAAGACTCGGATTCTGCGGCGTTACCGCGCCGCCCTCCGCGATGTTATTGGCCACAAGCTGCGGCGCGATCGGAATGTTTACCGTGTCGCCGGCCTGCGCCAAAGTCGGTTCGTAATCGCGGTTCACGAGGTTCCCCAGTACGAGGTTCCCCACGAGGGCCGGCAGAGCGTCTGCTGCTACCAGTTTCACGATCGCGTTCGCGACATTTGCTGACGTTATAGATGGCATCTTTCTCCTTGTTCTCTCTTTCTTCCACTGCAAATAAAACAGGGGACCGTTGCCGGTCCCCTTCAAAAAAAGGACCGTTGCCGGTCCCCTTCAAAAAAAGGACCGTTGCCGGTCCCCTTCAAAAAAAGGACCGTTGCCGGTCCCCTTCGTTGCTGCATTCCCTACAATCCGGCGTTACGCTTTAGCGCAAACGCCGGCTATTGAGAAACCTAACCGCGCAAGCTCTGGTTGGCGACTCGCAGAATTTCCTGCCGTACCCGCTCCAGATCTTCCTTGCTCATCGACGGGCCGATCTTATCGATGTCGATCGCGCCGCTACTCGCCTGCGGCGCTGCCTTCTGAGTGCCCGTCATCCCGGTTCCGCCCGGGATCCGCGCCGGAAGAAACTCCGGATTCTCCTGGACGAAGCCGGCCAGATAGTCGCCGACAGGCATTTCACCGTTGTCTCCGCGAGCTATCAGCCGGCCGTCGTCCGTTCTCACGATGCCGTCCTGAACTGCTTTGTAAGCGAGGTCAACCTTCACCACCCCCAGCTTCTGCAGTTCCGCCCGTATCGTCGAATTCCTTTGCGCCTCTTCCGCCATCGCGCGGCTGCGCTTGTTTTCTTCCACCAGCTCGTTCATACGCTTCTCGAGCTGTTCGCGCCGGCGCTTTTCTTCCTGCAGTTCTGTCTTATATGCAGGCTCGCGCCGGGCGCTGTCTTTCCGCATGTATTCGTCGATCGCCTGCTGCACGATCGTTTCTACGTCCATTGATCCTTCCAATCCGATCCTCCTTAGTTGTTGATCACGGAGCCACGACTAAGTGGCTAGTTGTTACCGGCCGGAGCGTTCACCGGATCCGCATCGATTTCGTCGGCAATGCGGTTCTTGATCTCCTGCCGGGCATCGCACAGGTATTTCAACGCAACGCGCTTGAATACCTGTTTTCTCAGCGTGGGTGAATTAATGCCGAGCGCCAGCAGGCTCTTTGCGTCATTCGCTTCGGTACTAAAGTCCGTAATGTCGAATTCGTCAAGCCCTGTCACATCGATCGTCAATCCATCCTGCCGTGCGGCCGCGATTCGATTCAGTACGTTTCGCATCGAATCCTTCATCACGTCGCCATAAGCCCCCAGAATCTCCTGGGTTACGCTGAAATCCCATTGCTTGCTCAGGCCGGATTGCTGCTGGCCCGTATTGTTTCCCGCCTGCTGCATCAGATACGACACGCGGTAAATCTCGTCCTTCAGACGGTCCAGATTATCCGCCGCGATCTGAAATACTTTGCCTTCGGGCTCCGTCCAGCCGAACCGGTCCTGCGACCCCAGCTGCACGTAATAACTCTCGCCTGTCACCTGCGTGAATTCGCGGTCCGAATAGATAACCGGCGTCGCGAACAGGCCCATCGTCAAGGCCCATCCAAGAGCATTCGACTTATTGAAGTGCTCCATCTGCAACAGGGCGGTCTTATTGGCGATCCATAGCCCGTCGTTGACTTTCACTTCGAACACCGGCACCTTATCGAGGGCGGCAAATCCATGCGGACCTTCCGCGACCAGTTCGACCTGCCCCGAGTGATCGCCCTCGCGCCGCTCGTAAATCTGATAGTTCGCCCTGTCGTAGTAAATCCAGCGCGTTTCTCGCTTCCAGCCGAAAGACTGCACGCTGTCCTGCTTCAGCCAGGAGGTCCGGATCACCACCCAATCGAACTCGCCGTTGTCGTTCCTGCTCCAGTTGATCACTTCCTCGGCCGTGTAGCTCACCAGATACGCGTTGCTGCGCCCCGAAGCGTCTTCTTCCGCCCGCGTCAGTGCCTGCCCCGCGGCTTTGGGAAAATCGGCCACCACAAATGACTTACCGCAGACCAGCGCCTCCGTCAGCAGCTTCTTATAAAACTGCGTCAGGCTTGTGCCCTGTAAGTCGCAGTTTTCGATAAATTTCGTGA